TGATGACAGTCGGCTTGCCTTGCTTGATCCTGAGGTATTCTGCTGCTTCCTTCTTTTGATGCTCGTCAAGAGCTCTGAACTTCTCTGATCCCTTTGTTAACATCTCCCATGGAACGAGCTCACAGACCGTCCTGGATATGGTTTCCACGTAGAGGATCAGTAGCCTTGACTTAATAGACAAGATGAATATCTCTCGATCAGACCCGATCTGAGCTTTCCTGAAGATGTTTGCAATGATCTTCTTGTCTTCATCATCATTAAAAGCACTGTGAATCTTGTCAATGCTCTCAAACACACTGGAAGAGTCCTTGATGACATCCACTAAGCTCAGCATTCCCTGCACGACTCTTCTTCTGTTGCTGTTTTTAAAATCCTCCTCAGTCATGGTGTCTGTAGTTTCGTGTGGTCTAATCGAGGCTGAGCTCTTGAAAGTTGAGATAGTCTCAAATCTTTGGTTGGCTAATCTATCAAGAATTTTGCCTTCAAGGAACTTATCGAAAACTGTCTCATGCATTCCCTCCCTTCTTGCAAGAAAGGATTTCAGTTTCCTCGCTGAGTGTGTTACGAGCTGCGTATCATACTGGTGGTTCTTGCATTCGGAGAGAGGAATGTCTTTGACTCTGCCTATGGTGCTAGGATCCAGGTTTCTGAGCTTCATCTCTTCCTTCATGATCTTCTCGAGAATCTTTCTTTCTGAGTGTATGGCACTCATTCCATCTTTATCTTTGAATTGACAGATGTAAGATAGATTTAGTGCGATTGAGAAAGATTCAATTTTATTTCCGGTGAATACATTGATCAGTCCGTCGAAGTTCTCCTGAGCAATCTGAGTGTCCTCAGCATCAAATGACTCGTCCTCTGCCTTAAGGGTCAGACTCTTCTCCATCTTAGGAAAGTTGCTCATGTACTTCTTAACTACCCAGACCTCCAGGATTGATCTGAAGTTTGAGGGAAGTTTCGGAATGATTTTGAGAGGACCAAGAGAGGACCTTGAGGAAGCAATCAGCTCCATGTAGGCATATCTGGTTAACTGAAGAGCTTTTGATGTTCCATTCTTGTCTTCCAGATAAACCAGAGTATTGAATAGACTGGTCATAGCTTGATCAGTGCTCTCTACTCTCATAATGTCAATCCAAGCGTGGTAAAGTGAGCATGTCATCTCAAAGCAAGGTAGAAGGTTGCTAATTTTTGATTTGGTCAGACAGAAGAAATCAGAGACTCGGAGAAACTCAGAGTAATGGAATGCACTTTTAAATACAGATGAGTCATCTTCCAGAAACTCCCTGGAGTCGAACATTATGCTGACCATAATCTTTTCGTTTGAGTTAGTTGGTCTCATCAAGATGATAATAGGATAATCTACCAGTCTTTTGACCAAGAAACTATCTTTCTTGACATTGTGTGTCAGAGAGAGATTGACCTCAGCAATTATGTTTGACATTAGTAGCATGAATGATCCAATCTTGGTCTTCGAAAAGGACTTGACTGTCTTGTACATGAAGACTCCTCTCAACTCTGGGATCATGGACTCTGCTTTATTGTGGAGATCAAAGAAGTCAGGGGATAGCATGGATGGAATCTCTTCCCTTGTCTCGTAAACATCATTTGCCCTCTGCAAGAACTCATCAATGTGGCTAGTGTTCACATTATAAGGAAAGAATCTCTTGGACTCAGCATCATGATCCATCTTGTCAGAATTGTGTCTGTGGTATTTCCCGTCGATGCCTCTCTTGGACAATTCAACTTTCTCATCCACCGAAACATAGCCTTGAACGCGAAACTGATCCGATCTTGTTTTAGTTTGTCTTCTATTTAGCTCAACTTCCTCGTTTGACAACATTCCCTCCTG